ACACGCTGGAAGAAGTGGGTAAACAGTTCGACGTTACCCGCGAACGTATCCGTCAGATCGAAGCGAAGGCGCTGCGCAAGCTGCGTCATCCAAGCCGCTCTGAAGTGCTGCGTAGCTTCCTGGACGACTAACCTGTCCTGACCGTGAAAAAGCTCCCTTCGGGGAGCTTTTTTTTGTTTATTCCTTCTCCCTGTGGGAGAGGACCAGGGTGGGGGCATCAGGCCGCAGAGGATTAAAGCCCCCGCACCATCAGCGCCTCATCCAGCTCCCGATACGCCTCTACCAGCTTATCCAGCGTCGCCCTGTTGAGCCCGCTCGGGTTCGGAAGCACCCATACCTGCGTCACGCCAATCATGATGCTCTGCTTACCCCACTTAGCCCCGCGCTGGCTAAACGCCTGCTCGTAGGCCTGCTTGCCGAGGATCGCCAGCGCGGCCGGCTGATAATCCTCTATCTTCTTGATCAGCTCCCGCCCGCCGCTGCGCAGCTCATGCAGGTTGACCTCACTCGCCTGCACCGTAGGCCGCTCGACCAGCATGGTGATCCCGCAGCGCGTATCCAGCAGATGCTGCTCCTCTTCAGGCTTGAGTAACCTGTCGGTAAACCCGGCCTGGTAGATCACCTTCCAGAAGCGATTCCCCGGATGGGCGAAATGAAAACCGGTGTGCGCCGAGGACTTACCCGGGTTGATTCCGCAGAACACCACCCGCAGGCCTGGGGCCAGAATATCGTTGATCATCTTTACTCCCGCTCGATACATCGTCAGGGAAGTATAAAGGATTGATTATGCGTTGTTTATAAAAACAGCAGGCAGGTGTGAATGGCTGGATTGCTGCGGGGAGTTACTTTATAATTCACCGCCACGGCCCCTTAGCTCAGTGGTTAGAGCAGGCGACTCATAATCGCTTGGTCGCTGGTTCAAGTCCAGCAGGGGCCACCAAATTTTAGCAGTAGAATCATATGATTAAGCCATCCAAAACGGGATGGCTTTTTTATTATGAAGCGTTACTGTCCCCTTTTCGTCCTCCCCTCTGCTTCAGAAGTGAGGGCATGTAGCTATTCGAAAGTACCTAAAGTAAGAGGGAGAACGAACATGGATTTGAAAAAAAAATCTCTGATTTTTTTAAGAACCAACCCACATTTTGGTCCTGCAATACTTATCTTTTGCTTAGGGGGTATTTTTCTTACAACATCTAGACTCGCTATCGTTTCCGGGGCGTTGTTTGGTGCTGGAGCTTCATTATTAGGCGCATGGATTTCTGACTTTAACACTAGAAAACGAGAGTCCAGTGCCAAGATTCAAAAGGAGGAGGATGCTGTACAATACCTCACTCCCGAGTTGTTAAGAACAATAGTCCGAGTGTTGAAGATTCAAGAAAGAGCCATAATCAATTACAGTGCTAATTCTTCTGAGAACAACAAAAATGGCGAGCTAAGACTTCCGCTTAATCCAAACATTCATAATCTTGTTAAGCTAGGCGACCTCAAAGAAGATTTTATTCCCCATCTCCCACTTTTGTATCCAAATGCAAGTCAGTTCAAAGATTTGAGCGGAAATAAAGCAATAAAATTAGTGCTTTACTACGATTCTCTTTTTGAACTTCAAATGTTCGTCAAGGATTGGTGGAGAAGAGAAGGCCAAGTACCTTCTAATTTGTTCAATCAAATTAGCCACCTTTCAGAAAATAGCTTAAGGCTGGCTTTAGATTGTTTAGCTGAACTTGGGATTAACCATAGCAATTATGACTCATCTCACATTGACACTGTTCCCGAAAGAATAAGTAAAGCACTTACGTATGCCTCTCAAATAAGAGAGAACTGTTACGCAGATTTTACAAAAGCAAAATATAGTCGCCAACCAGGAAAGTAGAATAAAAATATATTGTAGAAAAAGCGATTCTCTTCAGAAAAAGGATGAAAAGATGAATAGATTTATTGCTGTCAAGGTTGGAAAAGGGGATGCTTTTTATCTGGAAAATATGGAGATAAGCTTTTTAGTTGATGGAGGTGCAAGTAAAACAAAACTTCCTTCACTTTTAAATGAAGCAAACATATTAAATGACATTGACATTATAGTATGTACACATAGCGATGAAGATCATGTGAATGGATTAATTGGTTATTTTCAAAGCAATAAAAAATGTAAAGAAGTGTGGTTACCCGGCAGTTGGATGTCACGTCTCGATGATATGCTAAACAGACCTAATGATTTTATTAAAGAACTTATAGAAAACATAAATAATCTTGATGAAGATTTTTTAATTTACAACGGTAACACGCTTGAGGAAATAGGTAACTTCATATCTCAAAGAAGGAGCGATTTAGATATAAATATGGACAATGTGAGCGAAATCCATTGTCCCGTCTTACCATATAGAAATGATAACATTGAATCTAGTTTTGAAGTGCTTAAAGATGAGTCAAGATATGATAAGGCTACAAAAGATGAACATAATGACAATGAATCACCAGAAGAATGCAGCCCAAACGAAAGGAAGTGCTCATTTAGTCAAGAAAATCTCTCTCGTTTTGTCAATGAGTTAAATAATATACCCAAAAATCCATTTCACCAGAAAACAATCAGTCACCCAATAAAACCATTTGACCGAAATAAAATATTTCATAGCGCAATTAATGCTGCAGAAAAAATTCTAGAACTCGCCACCCTCGCTTATAAATCTGGGGCAAAGGTGAGATGGTTTGAATATTCTAATTTTAGATCGGGAGGTGGTTTAAAATACTTCCATCCTGTAAACTCCATTGAAATATTTCAAGCTCGAAAGAGATTGGCATTAGAGTTCCTTTGTTTAACAAAAGCCAATATAGAAAGCTTAGTTTTTTATGCCTATAATGAAGACCATTCTGCCGGTGTGCTTTTTTGTGCTGACTCAAACTTCTCATTTCAGCAACGACTAGATTTTTTATCGAACTGCTTAAATCTGATAGTTACTGCACCTCATCATGGAGCGGAAGCAAATAAAATTGTTTATCAAAAGTTAGCACCCTATATAAATTCTAACACCATCTTTGTCAGAAGTGATACTCGACAATCTAGAACAAAAAGTAGCCCCAGACCGTGTAAAGACTATATAAACCTAACATATATCAAATACTGTACAGTTTGTTTCGGTCAACAAAAGAAGCAAGATGTCATGTTAAATTACACTCAATCAGGATGGCATCCTTTTAAAACCTCTGGGTGTATATGTTAATAAGATATGATTAACTGCAAAACAACCTTAATTTGTCACACCGGGATCTTATTATAAATTTACCTGCATTATTTACGACGTGGCTTTTTATGTAAATATAACTATTGTTAATTTTTACTATGATTTTCAAAAGTAAGTTCAAGTAATTTAGCTTCGCTGAAAATGGCAGTAGAGCGCAACACTGTGCGCCACTCTTGAGCATTATTCGTTTAGGAGATCTGAATAATCAGTAACTTATTGGTTTTACTCTCTTTGAATTGCGACTCATAATCGCCAGGTCGCTGGTTCAAGTCTAGCAGGGGCCACCAAATTTTAGCTGTAGAATCATATGATTAAGCCACTCAATTGAGTGGCTTTTTTGAGCCGGTGACGCAGCCGCTAACCGTGGTTCAGCGAAGCCGTTCGGACACGTTCAGAGGCACCGGGGGTCGCAATCAGGCGCTCCACGGACTCCATCGTCACGAACGTACAGCTGCAGTCCACATTGGTGCACTGGTGATAGCGCTCTTTGGTATTTTCACTTAGATAGCGACTGGTACGCGCATGCGCAGAGTGCTTGCACTTAGGACAATGAAACATGTACCCCTCCACTTGATTCACATTTTGTGAATCAATAATACCCAAAATAAAACCAATAGCAACTGTATTACTCACTATCAACAGTAAATTTTTCGTCAGTGGCATTCAGTTCAAGCTTAAGCTGCGTGGTAAATCCGCTATCGTTGAGGGTATGCACCACCTCGCTGATGATCCACGCCTGCTCGTCAATGACGCGTTTAAAACCGTTTACCAATACCGGCGTTTCGGGGTACAGATCGGCTCGCCCCAGCGCCAGTTGGATAGAAAAATTCACGGTACCCCGCTGCAGCGCGCGCCACTTCGCCTCTGCGGCCCTGAGAGCCTGCTCTTCAGAGGCATACACCGTGGTGAGCTCAAATACGTTTTCCGCCGATCCTACCAGCCTCTCTTGCGGCTTCTGCTCCTTGCCTCCTGGTTCTGCAATCGGCACGGCGGCTTCCGGGTGCTGCAGCCCCTCTGTCGCTTGCCCCTCAGGCAGACGATTAATACTCAATTGAGTATTTTGCTGTTTTGGGTCGCGCGTTTGCAGCCATTTGGCCGTCACGCCGGAATAGTTTTCACGATCGGCAACGTAAAAAAGGTGCTTATCGCCGTCCCCACGCTCAATCATCATTAAGGGGATCGGCGTGCCGCTGGCCGTCACGGCGTGCCCCGCTTTCATAAAAATAACCTTGCCGGCTTTGATTGAAACAAAGGCACCATTACGTTCAGCCAGGCGGGTGAGAAACGCAGCGTCGGTCTCCTGAGACTGATCGATATGAGAAATAGCAATCGATGAAAGTCCCGCCGCAACGCTGGCAGTTAACTGGTTACGCTGAGCGATAGTATTGACTATCGCGCCGATCGTCGTGTCATGCCACGACTGTTCGCGCCGCACGTTTAGCTTTCCACGAAAATCAGCACTGCATCCCCGAATCGTCAGCGTGTCCGGCGCGCCCCGAAATTCAATCGTATCGATCGTAAAGTTCCCTTTCGGCTGGAGCGGGGTTCCCTCCCATCCCAGCCATAAGGAGAGCTTTGCCCCCCGGGCCGGCAAGTCTAACAGCCCGTCGGAATCATCCAGTTGAATATCCAGCTGATCGGCTTCCAGTCCACGTTTGTCGATCATGCTCAGACTGATAAGACGATGGCTGAAATTCTGTGTGATATCGCGATCGTCAAGCTTAAGCATAAAATCAGGGGCGATTTTCCCACCCGCCCGGATATTCATTTCGGTGATCATCCCACCAGCCCTCCAATGCTATTACGTGCGCTCGTCACCAGCTCTTCGGCCTGGGTTCTCAGATCGCCAAACATCGTCATCAGCGATTCGTCCACGCGTTTCAGTTCCAGCGTAAAATTAATTTTTCGGGCGGTACCGTCACTGTAAAAATCCGAATGCGTATGCGTGACTTTTTCAATGATAAACATGCCGTGAATGATGCCGGTACCGTCTATCAACGGCCATGCCCGCCCCTCATTCGCCATCAGCTCAACCGCCTTGAGGGAAAGCCGCCCTCCCGTGAGCTCAGGGTAAAGCAGTCCGGAGAGGGTAAAAGATGTCTCGCCTTCGCCAAGGTACTGACAGGCTTTAGGTTTCCCGATCCGATCGTTGGACGCCCAGCGGTAATCCTTTGTAAACTGCATTGTCTGATAGGGTAAGGTTCGTCGTTCAAAGACAAACAGACCCAGCACCATTAACATTTTATCTCTCCTCAACCATACATTAAGCTGGATTGCTGCCGTCTCGCTTTATCCTGTTCAATGCTATCTATTGTCTCCCGGATTTGACGCGTCAGATCCGTTGCGGAGGCCGTGCCCCCCTGCAGCGTGATGTGATATTCGCTTTTACTCTGATCGACGTAAGAGCGTCCTCCCGGCACGAGGGTTGGCTGATACCCCTGGCCGACGCCAGAGATCCCCGCCACCGGAATGGACGAACTGCCCGCAGGAGAGGATGTCGCGTCTGCTTTTGCCGCCGCGGCATCGAGATTACCCGACTCGTTTTTGATAAGACCGAGTTTCTCCAGCAGCCAGCTGGCCTTGCCGCTCAGGCTGTTAAAGAGATTAAGCGGTGCCATTAACGCATCACCCAGCGCCTGTCCAAAAATCACGCCAGCGTTTTTACAGCCATCCAGCGTTTCCTGCGTCGCCTTGATCGGCGTAATCAAGTCGGTGAACCATTGCCAGATACCGCCCAGCTTCTCCGAGATAGCGTCAAATACCGTCATCACCGGTGAGAACAGCGCACCCAGCGGTGCGAAAGCCGTTGAAAGCCCTTCCATCACTCCGCCAAAGAAGGCGCTGATGGGCTCCCAGTATTTGAAAATCAGTAAGGCGCCGGCGGCAATCGCCGCGCCAAGGGCAATCACCGGCCAGCTAAGTGCGCCCAGCACCGTCATGATGGCACCGCCCACCACGCTGAATACCGTTCCTAACATCCCGGCCGCGGTGATAACCATATTGACGCCCGTCAGAACCGGGCCGAGAACCGTGCCTACGCCACCCAGTACGCCAGCAAACGCCTGCGCGCCGACAACAACGCTGGCGAGGGTCTGCGTTAGCTCAGGGTTGGCATTCACCCAAAGGGAGGCCGTGCCAAGCCAGCCGGTTGCGGTTGTTATCAGGTTACGCAGAGCGCCATCCGCTTTATCAAATACATCAATCTTCAACCCGTTCCACGCGGCCTGGAGTCGGTTGATATCGCCGTCAAGATTATCGGTCTGCACGGAAGCCGCGAGCGCGGTACTGCCCTTCGCCCCTTGCAACTGCTGGCGTTTTTCATCAAGCGATCCATCACCCGCGGCGGAAGCCAGCGCCCCCGAGGCTTTTATGGCATCCGGAGACTGAACATGGCGCAACATCGCGCTGAGCGCGTCCCCGGCGGCGGCGCCTTTCATCCCTTTTTCCGCCAGAACGCCCAGCAGCGCGGTGGTCTCTTCAAGCCCCATACCGGCGGCATCCGCAGCGGGCGCTGCAGAGGTGACGGCCGCCACCATCTCAGCGAGGCTAGTATTCGAGGAGGTAAAACCGCGGGTAAGCACATCTGCGATGCGTCCCGCATCCGCATCGGCCAGGCTATACGCGGCCTGCGTGCTGGCGATCATATCGGCCGCTTTAGCCGCGTCGACATTCCCCGCCAGGCTGAGGTTGACCGTTGGCGCGGTGGCAGCAAGCAGCCCATCGGCGTCATAGCCTGAACGAGTCAGTTCGGTTTGTGCCCGAAGGACCGTATCTGCAGGTACTCCGGTCCTGGCACTGACCTCCCGCGCCTGCTGGCGAATCGCCTCAAGCCGGGAATCCCCCTTCGCCAGGCCAAGGTTTGCCTGAATGGCCGACATCTGCTTTTCAACGCTGATGCCTGGCGCCATAAAGCGGGACGCCTGGTCAAAGCCCGCTTTGGCCATGCCCACACCCGCATTCGCAAGCTGGCGCACCCGCGCGGTAACGCGTTTGCCTGACTCGTAGCGATTCTGAACGGTACTCAGCCGCTCCTGCTGCTGGTTGACGCGGGCCAGCGCATCCCGCTGTCGGTTAAGCTGCTGCGTTTTTTCGCTGATGTGAGTTCGTAAACGACGCTCATCAGACGAGAGCGTACGCGTGTTGACTCCCGCCTGGGCGAGTTCAGTGCGCTGGCGCTGTACCGAATAGCGTAAGCTGTTGTACTCAAGCTTAAGGTCGGCCGCCGATTTTCGGGCTGCGGACAGCGCATCAGCCTGTGCCTGGGTAGGGTTTTGCGTGTTTTTAAGCTGCACCGCCAGCGCCGCTGCCTGTTGTTTCGCCTGAGCAAGCGACTGCTCCGTCACGGAGAGCTGGGCGTTTGCTTTCCTGAAGCCGTTAATACGCCCCGCCTGCTCGTCAAGCGCCCCCAGCGCCGTCTGCGAATCGTGGATATCGCTTGCGAGAGTGACGCTGGCGTTCTGGAGAGCGTTAAGCGGTCGGGTTGCCCGGTCGACTGCCTTAAGCAGCTCCTGAAGACTGACATTATTACTCATGGTGGTTTCCGCTTCGCTGCAGCGCTTTTTCGCGCCATAAGAGGAGTTCGGTCACGCTAAGGGAGTACAGTTCTGACGGCGGCCAGTGAAAAATCACCGCGATATCCGCCATCAGATCGTCGACCGACAGATTTTCGGGAAATTTCAGCGAGCCGAAGCCGGTGACAAAAAACCGATCACCTTACCGGCAAAAGAGAGCAGATCGCAGGCATCCAGGCGCGCAACCTCATGCTCGGTCAGCGCCGGAGAGGTCATTCGCGGCAGCACCTTAATCAGTGCATCGACGTCAGATTGCGCCAGCGACGCCAGCGATACCCCGCGCAGGGTTCCCGCATTAGGTTTGGATACCGTCACCTGTTCAATTTTTTGCTCACCGCGCTGAACGGGGCTATCAAGCGTGACGATATGTGGGTTTTCACTTTCGTTCATGGCGGTCTCGTTGATATTTTCCATTTCGTTACTCTTCTGAAAGTTAACTCACCGGCCGGTAATCCCGGCCGGTTAAAGGGTTACAGGCCGATGGCCTTACGGTGTTCTGCCAGACGATCGACGCCGTCGACTTTCAGCACCATGTTGATGATGTCGATCTCGATGATCTCTTTGCCATCAATGGTCAGCTGGTAGTACGCGCACTCGGTGGACATCTTGGTGGTGCCGCTCTCGCCCTGCTTGTTTTCACCGCCATCGAACTCTTTATGACGGCCGCGCATGACGATTTCGACGGCGGAGATTTCGCCGGTATCATCGCGCTGATAAGAGCCGGTAAAGCGCAGCGGTACGCTGTCCGCGCCCGGAGAGGCATACTGCGCCCACAGCGCGGCGTCCGGCAGACCGCCAACGGTCCACTCCAGCGCCAGGGCATCATCGTCCAGACCGAGGTCGACAGAGACCGAGCCCGGCATACCGCCGCCGCGATACTTCTCCAGCTTGCGGGTAAGCTTCGGTAGGGTCACAGACTCAACAACGCCCATATAGCTCAGGCCATCGTTGAACATATTCAGGTATTTAAGTTTGCGTGGTAACGCCATGCTGCAGCTCCTTAGCTATTAACCGAATCTGACAGGTCTGCCAGATAGGTATCGGTGATGCGCTGGCGCAGGGTCAGATTTTCCAGCGGCGGGACAGGGGTGTAGTCGTAATCGATATACAGTTTCCCCGCTTTCAGGGTTGATGCATCGTTAGACTCAGGGTCGTACCAGCAGGAGCCGTCGACGATATAGCCGTTGGTTTTCAGCTCGCGGAACTTGGCATTTATACCGGAAACGATGTCGCGGATAAGCATTGGCGTGATGGGTTTATCCATCGCCCACGCGTGCGCTTCCGCCATGGTATCGGCCAGCACCTGCGCGGTACGGGTGTAGTTTTCAAAGACGAATAACGGGTCGTCAGAACAGGTACGGTTACCCCAGAATTTGAAGCCGTCGTTGCGAATCAGCGTGGTGACGCCCGCCTGGTTAAGCAGGTTCGCATCGGTAGCCTGTTCCTGCAGATCCCAGGAGACAGAGGCGCTTACGCCCGTAACGCCGTTGACGCCAACGTTTGACAGGGTTTTATGCCAGCCGATTGTCTGGTCGATTTTGGCGCGCAGGCCAAGCGCGCGGGCGGTTGCCCAGGCCGTCGTCGTTGCGTTCGTGGTGGTATCCCATGCCAGAAAATCAGGATGGATAACCATCAGCTCGCGCTGGCTGAAGTTTTTGCGGTAGTTGATCGCGTCAGAGATGGTTTTACAGCCCCATGCGCTGACGTAGCCGAACGCGCGCAGGCTCTGGCACATCGCGGCCAGTGCGGTCGCCACTTCCTGAGAATCCAGCCCCGGGACGCCGAGAATACGTGGCTTAACGCCGGTTACCGTTTTCGCAGTCAGAAGCGCCTTCAGGCCGGTATATTTACCGTTTTCATCGGTGGTACCGATGATGTTGGAAACGGTCTGCTTGCGCGCCTCTTCCGGTGTTTCAGCGGTGCCTTCAGCCACGCGAACAACAACGACAACCGGTTTACACTGGTCAGCGATCGCCTGCAGAGAAGCGGACAGCGTCCCCGCCTTACCGGCTTTCGCAATCGCATTTTGCACGTTGGTAATGAGCACGGGCTCGTTTAAAGGAAATGTCTTGTCGTCAGCATCGCTGGCCGTACAGACCATACCGATGATTGCCGTCGAGACGGTGGAAATGGTGCGGGTGCCATCGTTGATTTCGATAACTTCCACGCCGTGGTGAAAATCACTCATCCGTTTAACTCCTTGGTTGGTTGGTGAGTGATATTGTCGCGGTTGGAGTTGTTATGGGCTAACTGTCACCGTCCAGCGGTGACTGGCACAACGATTGTCCGATTACCGTGGCGGGGAATTTTTTATAAAGCGTGGAAACACCCACATCAAAAATTAACGCAACGCGCTGCCGGGATTCTCCGGCAGCAATCAGTCTTCCAGCCTGAGCCCATTCCTCCTGCGTCAATTTAGGGCGTCTGCCACCAATACGTCCCTGTTCCCGCGCTGCGGCCAGCCCGGCGCACGTTCTCTCGACAATGAGTTCACGCTCCATTTCAGCAAGCGCTCCCATAATATGGAAGAAGAAACGCCCCATTGGCGTTGAGGTATCAATGCTGTCAGTCAAACTGCGGAAATTAATGCTTCGCTGGCGTAGTTCCTCGGTCATTGAAACAAGGTGGCGCATACTGCGCCCGAGCCGATCGAGTTTCCATACAACGAGAGTATCGCCCGCATTCAGCTGTCTGAGGGCACGATTGAGCCCTGGTCTGTTTGTCGATTTACCGCTGATTTTATCTTCAAAAATGAGCTCACATCCTGAACGCTGCAGCGCGTCACGCTGTAAGGCGGTGTTTTGTTCATTTGTTGACACGCGTATGTATCCAATAAGCATGGTCTTTCTCTCCGTCAAAACCGGAAATCATGCCACTTAATTGATAAACACGCATTTTCGAAAACCTTGGTTTGGGAG